AAACAAGTTAAAGTTAAATCCGAAAGTCAAACTGGGTTCAAATTTCCAATTTTTGACGTTCGACCATTCAGGAGACCTCGCTACAAATTCTCCTCTAATCGTCCAATTGCCAAGATATAAAGGATAGCCAACGCCAGCCTTAAATTCCTTAAATTCCCATTCGTTTCCGCCAGCAAAGTTTGCTTTCGCTACCAGATAAGAATTTGCCAAAGTGGTCGGAACTTTCAAGCCAGCCTCGAAATGCTGTACTGTCTCGGTCAATGGAACTGAAAACGTAGCATAATCCGCATCCAATCTCAATGAAGTCGTTCCGTTCCATGCTTGCTCTAAGCCCAATTCTGCCGACATTGCTGGCAGTGACACAATTAGTATTAGCGATAGTATTATTGCTAGTTTACGCATGTTATTCACCTCCATTCTTATCCTTAGGATTCAAACTGTCCAAAAAATTCTCCATAAATTTATCTTCCCATCCCTCAACGTGTCTGAATATTTCCTCAAGTTCTGGTTCAACTTTACTTCCAGGTATAGCACCTGAAATAAATTTGCCAAGTCCAGTCCCAGCGTCTTTTGCCATTGAGCCAATGTCCTTAAATAATCCTTGCTTACCTAAACTTTTCTCCAACAAATCTATAAAAAATGCTATTACGGCAACTGTGCCGCCAGCTCCTAATACGTTAAATAACAAATCCATACTCTCACCTCCGTGAGATCAAAAGCCTACGACCTTCCCCTGAGCGTAACATTTGTTTAAATCGTTATCCACGAACTCAATTGTTACCTTATCCCCGATTTCAAGTTCATTGTTCCTAAATGCCAGTAAAAGCGAATAATCTGCGTAAGCCCTGACGCTATAGGATTTGCCTTCAATGGTTTTTTCGATTTCAAGGTATTTTTTATCTGCCCGACTAGTATCAATATCAGATATAGTTGCGTGGCTTGTACCTCGCAATATATTTTCCCTTTTCTTATCTAGCTCTTGCTGTTTATAGTCATTTCTTTCCTCAACTTTTCCCGTAGATTCGTTATACCGCCAATCGTGTAGAGGTCGTTCCTCTTGATTGTGATCAGGCAAATTGTCAACTTTTGCAGTGGGCAATGAGCCTTCAAATCGACCAATCCTCTCGATTCTATTATCTATATCTGGATTATAGTGAATTATCATAACGCCCTCCTGTCCACAAAATACCCCCCAACTCTGATGATGACTCTCTGGGTTTTGTCTGAGTCTACAGCATATACAACGAGTTATCTGATCCATCCAACCAATTTTAGGAGAACATCCGTATCGTCAGTTCCAGCCCCCTTAATTCTATATTCTATCAGACCGTCTGCATCCATTTGAACCGTACCTTGGACCTCGATAAAAGTTCCAGTCTGAAAGGCTCTGATTGTTAGGAATTGATTAGAATCCGTATGTCCGTTTTTCCTGAGACTTAGTTGGGCTCCTTGAGTGCCAGAATTTATCAGCATCCGCACAATAACCCCCTTAGCGTAATCGGGGACGTATCCGCTACCAGCAGCCGAAATGTCTAAATCTACCCATTCTGGATCAGCTGTATCTGATTGATTTGAGAGATTGAGGATGTAGCTTGTATCGGTTTTTAGTACAGTCCCCATCCATCCGTCATCCAAAAAGTAGTTTGTGTTTTCTATTGTACCCGTAATATCTGTTTCTCCAATATTTTTCAGAACGCTATTTGCAAGCGTACCGCCAGTTTCGATCTTGTTGTCTATCGAATCGCCGTCTATCTTAGAACGCACAATATTGCCTTGTAATTTTATTCCCTCACATCCAGTCTGTGACGAGGATATATGATGCGCATCGAAGGGATGCGAAAACCCCAGGTCTCCCTCGTATAACACTACATTGTGTGTCCCAACATCATTAATCCAGTAATTGCCGTCTGGAACAGCGAAATGTCCCCCCTGGACACTCATTTGTTTTATGAATTTAATGCCGCCAGACTCATTCTTACATCTGAACATATCTAAATTGGTAGTATCTGCAGAGTCAGTTGGGGGATCTACCGAACATGTGTCGAAAGTTATGTCAGTGAATCCACTATGATTACTCGTTGACCCAAATCTCATATCAAAGATTGGTTCGTTTCCTGGCCAAGTCTGGAAGTAACAGACATCAAACTTAAACATCTGCCATGCCTCAGCCAAGATGACTCCATCTCCGCTATTGTCCTCTGATCGAAAGCCACACCGCGTAAACATGTTCGTAGAAAAGCTTAGATCGTCATCTATTCCGTCAGCATATTGTGTAGATGTCCCAAGAATATTTGTGCGAGTGAACACTCCAGCATAGCCCGAGGAATTGGAATTGTTGAAGTCACACCCCATATAGTTCATCGCTTCCGAGGAAATATTCACTATCGGGGCATGATTCCAGTATCCATCTGTGTTCGTGCCGACAAAATTAATAAACGCATTATTGTCATCGTAGCTTGCATTAGTCGAGCGAGCCAGAAGTATGGCTCCATCGACAATAGTAGTGTTTTGTCCATAGAATCTTCCTCCCAATACAGTAATGTGTGACCGCTGTGTCCCCACCATCTCCCACCCCATCGTCCCCGAACCAGTCTTTACAGTAAAATTAACCCCCCTAAGATCAATACCATGTTCAACATCCGACGCCACATGAGTATAATCAATTGCAGTCGTAAGATCATAATTTCCAGGAATTACTCGATATGCGGCCCCATCGAGTCCATGATCGGTACGAGCTTGATTTATAGCCGCCCCTATATCGGAGTAATCCACTAAATCATAGACGTATTCAGTGCCTCCCTGTCGAACTATAAGACCGCCGCTATATTGATTTGTAATTGAGTTCCCGTTATGATCCATATCGTCCTCAACATCTATCGCATCCCCGCCACCGTCGATGGATTTGATGTCGTTGAGGGCATGGTCTTGTATGTCAATGGTTCCGTCAGACCTGAAGATTGCTATCATCGAGCTGGAACCTTCGTCATAGATTTCTAATTGATCATCGGTGGAATTGTATTTGATCGAGTAGTCTGAGTCTGAACCGAAAATTGCTTTGATATCATCTGGAAACGGAAGGTTGCCTGTTAAATCCTGGGATCCGTCTCGGTCAAGCTTGTGTTCTTCTAATTCTTCAAACCATTCTACGATGACGTTTTGAGCTACTGTACTTCCGCTACTATGGTTGGCTGCTGCTGTGCTATCGTATCCTCTGGTTAAACTTTCTAGTGTGTCTGCGTTCCTATTCCCTACCAGGATTTTTTCGTCTCCGACTCTGATTACAAAATTCCCTGTCGGAAAGCGGTCTCCCGTTCCTGCTTTTAGGTCGAAACTGGTTTGAGTTGCTGTTATATCATTTGCGAGCTGAGATCTAGCTCGGTCTTTCTTGTTAAGATAGTTTGCCATTTTTAGGTCACGCTCCCACCTTTTATGCTAATTCTGTCAGCTAAGGGCTGTTCAAGTTCCCTGGCTAGGGTCTTCCCGTCTATTTGGAAGGTTATTTCTTCGATCTTTTGCTCTCCAAGTGTGTTTCTTATTGCTTTTAATTGCTCTGTTGCCTGGTTGGCTGTTTGCCCTATATTAACGACTTGAGTGTTTATATCTGTTATATGGTCCCTAATTGTTTTGACTATATCAAGCTGCTCGGAACTTGAGGAAGAAATACTTCCGAGTTCTTCTGATTCTATTGAACTCATGTCTTCGATGCTCGTATCTAAGTTTTCTATTGAACTTTCTGTGGCCTGCTTTTCATCTGGTGTCTTCCCTTCGTAAGCTGGCCCGTATTCTACGTCTCCGGGCTTCCTATCTTTTCCACCTCCGAATCCTAAAAGTCCGCCTATGTCTTTTATAAGGTTTCCGCTTCCGAATATGGAACTTAGCCCCTGGCCGACTGCTGCTGCTCCACTAACCCAAGGAAGTGCGGATCCTATAGCTGACATGATCCCTCCACTTCCTCCCCCACCAAATACGCTGGCTATTCCGCTAGTTACTGAACTGATTATCCCGCCGCCTCCGCTTTTCTGGTTGCCCCCACCGAGAAGGTTCCCTGCTATGCTGGCTATTCCGTCCCAAACCTGATTCCCGAGGAAGGAAGCTGCTTTGTTTAATATAGTATCGAATATAGATCCCCAAAAGTCGCTGAAGGCCTTTCCGAAGCCCTTAGTGCCTTTTAAAAGGGCTACGAAATTATCCTTGAAGGAAGACTCTATGCCGCTAGTTATATCGTCTACAAGTGTCGTTACGTCCTTCTTGAGGTCTTTGTATGCCTGTGTCATGTTATCAGTTCCGTCATCTACGGTTGTTTCCTGGTCGTCTACTCCATCGCTGAGTGTCTGGTTCCCTTCTTTGACCATAGTTAGAAGTTCTTGTTTTGAGCTTTTGCTAAGATTACTATATTCGGACTCGATCCTTTTTCTCATATCCTTGACTTTTCCCGTAGTATTATTCTTTAAGTCCTGGTATATTTTCTTTAAGTTTACGGACTCTGCTTTGGCGGTCTGCTCTACGTTTGCCTTTTCTTCTTTTTGGTCGGCTGTAACTTGGTTTTTCTTTCTAGTAAAAGCCTGGCTTGCTCCACGGCGAGCCTTGTCTGCTTCCCTTGTAATTGCCTGTTGAGCTTTCTTTGCGTCTGTTTCCGTGTTGGATTTAAATTCTGCTGTCTTTGCGGAGGTTTTGGCTACCATGTTTTCCATACTTCCTACTACGTTATCTACTATTCCTTGGCCGAGGTCCTCTGAAACGAGTTCTAGGTTTTTGAGACTTTCCTGAGCGTTGTCGAACATTTCTTTTGATAAACCAGGGACGATTTTGTGTAACCACTTGAACTTGCCAATTATGTTGCTGATTGCTTTTCCGACCTTGCTTGCTATGGTGTTGAGTCCACTCGTGAAAAGATCCTGCGCCCCCTGAAGGAAGGTATCTATAATGCCGATTGCTGATTTGGCTAAGGATCTCCAATCGTCTACGAATAGCTCTACGAAATCTACTAGGAAGGTCCCAAGCATATTAAGATAGTCCGAAAATATGTTTTTAATCGAACTCCATACCGTGTCCCAAATTCCCAGGAGGGCTTGACCTACGGCTTCCCAGTCTCCGGTTATGACTCCCTTCCAGGCCTCTACGAAACCTGCTATTATGTCGAGAACTGTCCCGATTACTTCCTTTATTCCGTTCCAGGTGTATTCGCCTATGGCTATAATCGTATCTCCGAAAGCTTCCCAGAAAGATTCGGCCCAACCTACGAATACTGTGATAATTTCTTTGATTGTTTGGAATATCTCTCCGAAAGTTATGCCAAGATCCTTGAGAAATCCTTCGGCTGCTCCACCTTCTCCGAACATCTGTCCGACAAAATTGGTTATATCTGCGAATACCTTCTGGACCTTAGGCCCCCATTCTTCAATCAGGCCGAGAGTGCTTTCGAGAAGTGAAATTAGCCCGGTCCCTAAAGTCTCCATAAATGGGGCTAAGTATTTACGCTTTATTAGGGTCCAGCGTTCTCCGAGCTGTTTGTCGTATTGCTTACTGGCTTCTTTTACGGTCCCCTTGGAATTTTCTATAACTTCCATGAGGTCTTCCATGCCTTGCTCGCCCTTTTGAAGTCCACGGTACATATTCTGGCCTGAGCGTCTTCCTAAGATTTCGAGAGCTGATGCGAAGTTGTCTGATCCCTTTTCGGCTGAAGCGAGACTGTCGATTACTTGCTGCATAGCGTCATCTGATGTACGAAAGCCGTCTTCTGTTTTCTCTACTTCGATCCCGAGCTCTCTGAGGGCTTCTGCTTGAGATTTTGTGGGGTCTTCTACCCTTACGACTGCTCTGGCTAGTCCTGACGCAGCTTCTTGTGCGTTTACGCCTTGATCCTCGAAATGACCTAACATGGCCGCCCCTTCTTCTACTGACATTCCCATAGATTTCATGGCTGGTTGGGCTTCTGCTAGGGCATTTTGCATATTCCCTATGTTGGCCCCTGTGTCTGCTGAGATTGCTTTGAGTTGGTCCATAAGCTTGCTGCTTTCCTGGACTTCTAGGCCCCAGGCCCTTTGGATCTCTGTAATATCTTTAATTGCCTGACTTGTGTTTTGGTTAGTAACTTTGGCGTAGTCGAGGAAGTCCTGCTCCATACCTTTGGCTGCGTCTCCGTGCCTTTGCCTGAGGGTTGTAACTGCGTTACCCAGTTCTTCGTAACTATCGGTGTTCTGTTTGTGTAAGGATTGGACGGTATCTCTGAATTGTTTTGCCGCTTCTTCTGAAGCTCCTGTTTCCGAGCGGTATCTTTGAGTAGCGTCTTCGAGCCTTTGAATGTTTTGCGCCCCTTCCCTTGCTAGGCCTGCGAGAGCTGCTCCCGCTGCTGTAACAGTTCCGATTAGTCCGGCTTTCCCTAGGTTTTTCATAAGACCTGCTGACATACCTTTTGCGGACTTGATGCCAGAGATAAATCCTGAAGTGTCTAGGTTCATCTCCTGGTATAGCTCTCCGACTTTCATAGCCATAATATCACGCCTTATTCGAGACCGAGTATATTATCGAGAACTTGCTCTTGCTCTTCGGGGTCCTCTATTACTTGAACTGGTTTGCCT